TGAGTTTGGGGTTTTGGTTATGAAACCCCGCCAGCACCTGCCCTAGCACGAGCGCCAAAGCTAACTACACTTGCTGGTTGTTCGCCAGCGAATACGTGGCGAGTGCCATTGATTGTGATACCATCTACACCTACTGCATCATCTGTAACACTATTTGTGCCAATTGCTACGGAGTTTTGTTTGTCAGCGATGATATTATTACCTACACCTACTGCGTCCCATGCTGTAACAACAGTATGTGTACCTAATGCCATAGCTCCCTGCCCAGCAGTTTGGCTATTAGCGCCAATGATTGTTTGCTCCTTGCTAGCATCTACTGTATTGTTATAGCCAATAACTGTAGATTGACCACCAATCACATTACCATTACCGCCACCAACAACTACCGTATCATCTGCAGTAACATTGTTATCACGGCCAAGTGCTACGGAATTACTTGCACTAACTGTTGTATTTGCACCGCCTGCGATAGAGTTATAGCCTGTCGCTACAGGTGCTGTTGTGTTTGGTTCTACTGGGCCTGTTACAATGCCGTTGGCCATCACATTTACTGCCAATGCAGAAATCGTTGCTGTAATTACTAAAGTTTTATTCATGTGTTATACCTCATCTTCAAATTCATTCATCATTGTTTCAACTGTATTAATTGCTGGGCGTTTATCGCTTTCCGGTACAAGTGTCGGCTTGCCTTCCGGTTTTTCGATATATGCTTCTAAGTATTCAGCAACGCCCTTTTTACCAAGAACCTTTTGTAGATTCGTGATGCCTTCAAGTTCTCGAGGCTTGAAGATGTCCTTTTCCTTGTAGCCATTATCGAGTAATGTTTGAGCTGCAGCGTCCGGATCAGTGATAGTACGTCTTGATGTACCTTCTACTAATTTGTATCCAGGCCATTGCTTTTCGCCTGATAAGGCTTTCTCGTACGCAAAGTCGTAAACACCTTTAATCCACTTTGTGATTAAGTCCTTCATCCCTAGGATGTCAGACACTTCACGGTCAGTGAGTAATTGATTGAGCTTGCCTCCATTCTTATAGAATGTATCAAGGCAAGTATCTGCTAATGCCCGGCAGGTGTGCCGTGCTTTACAGAAGTTACAGTAATCGCAAGGTATACATTCGCCAATACCGTCCCAGGCACGTTGTGCGATTGGTTTGATATCTTCGCCCCAATCAAGAAGTTCTTCAAGTGACATTTCGTCGGTAGACACACTATCAAGTCTTGGTTGAACGATCGTCATACGAACTGTTTTAATGTCATATAAGTACTCGTTTACATCGTAAGCACCTAATGCGTAGAGTCGCATTTGTGTGTTTTCTACGGCACTAACAGGAACGCCTTTACCATACTTCAGGTCAATCACTTCCAGGATGCCATCAGCTACGATTACCATATCGCCGGTACCAAACCCCTCCGGTACCCAACGTGAGAAGTCGAGCCGTGCCTCAATCATGGCTTCCGCATCAGAGGAACGAGCACGCGCCTCATTTACCTTTTCTTCGCAAATGTCGACATACCGATTAACTGCTTCTACCATTTCAGTAGAGTAGTCATCTAGCTTAGGGGCTTTTTTGCCTTCTAGCTTATGTCGTAGGATTGCTTCCGCCAGGTCGTGTGCTACAGTACCTTCCGCAGCATACGGAGATTGTTCATCAGGGAACATCGCTTCGAGTCTTGCTGAAGGAGTGCACACTAGCCACCTGGCGCTACTGGATGCGCCGAGTAAAGCGTGTTTCTTAGCCACGGCTATTCACCCATTCCATAATTTGAATACGTTGTTCATCGGTTGCAGATGTTACCTTTTCAGCGCCGATGCTATCTAAGAAGGCTTTGAATTCACCTTTTGCTTTCGTTTTATCAGTAGCTTTTGCCATTACGTCCTTTACTGCTTCACGAGTTGCTTCAAGGCTAGGAGCTTCTACTTTAGTTTCTTCTTTAATTGGAGTTTCCTCTGCAGGAGTTTCCGGTTCTTCCTTAGGAGCTGGTGCTTCTTCTTTAACTGGCGTTTCTACTTTAGTAGTAGCTTTTGCTTTTTTAGCCTTGACTTCTTCCTTTGCACGGTCGATAGCATCGGCTTTATCTATAGAAGAACCTACGATAGCTTGGTACAGGTCTTTGATTTCTTGATTTAATTCATTAGGGGTTTCTACTGTAATTTTTAACTCGATCATTGTTCTGTTTCCTTTCGGTTTAACGATGTGATATACTTTATTTGCATTTTTTTTGATACTATTCATATGAACCCTCAGTTTGGGACTTCAAGGTTTCATACTCAGTAAGTAGTGCTGAGAATTCTGGGTTATCTTTTGCAAGTAACCGATACATAGTCATACGTTCCGCGTTCTTGGCATTTTGCTCAAGTTTCTTTTCAATGTCCTCCAATTTAGCTCGATCGCTTTCGCGTTTATCGCATTTAGAAGTATCGATAACTGCAATGACCTGTTTAAGGATGTTCCCTTTAAAGCCGTACTTCCGAACAGTATCAAGGTCTTTTGCCTTTTTCAAAACACGAGCAACGCCTAGTCCATTTCTTGATTTAACAACAACCCAGTCACCAACACCGATGTTGTCGATTGGGACATTTGTATCGGATTCGTAATATCTAAACCAAAATTCATCTGGGTTATGCACAGGCGTGTTATTTTGCCAGTAATAATCACTGGTATCGTAAGTAACTAATAAGAATTCCATAATATGTCCTTTCTGTGATATACTTTAAATGGATATTTTTCTAATTTGAGCTTGTTGATGTTGCCGCATCATCAGGCTCATTTTTTATGCCCAAATCCTCGCATTCATCAGGAATGCAGTAGTCTTTATCAGGGCACGTTGTGCAGTCTCGCAATTTAATCACCGCCCTTCAATGCGTTTAAATCTAAAGGTGTTAACTTTTCAGTATTTTGCCATGTATAAAAATCAAGTCCTGCTAGTTTTAAAATATTGGCTGCTGCTTTGCCACTAGGGGCAGTATCGACAACACGGCGCGCCGATTGATAGGCTTGCTCTATCTTTTTAATGTTTTCATCATACGGCTTTGCGATTGCATATAATGCTTTAATCTCATCACTAGGTTTATCAAGCCCCGCCGTATACAAATTATCTATTGTACGATTTAACGCCTTATCACAAGAGACAAGATTTCGTCTAAATTCAGAGCCGTATCCGGCTTTTTCTAACGCACTTGCAACCGATTCCGCAGAGGCCATTATGTTTTTAAAATCTATAAATAGATGACTTGATTCTATGGCGCTCCGCAGCGCTTCTTTTCGTGCGTTTCTCAAGGGCTCGTGCTTTTTCCGATATTCGCTTAGAATAAAGGCACGAACTGCTGATTTTGTAATATTTGGCATAATCTTCTCCTTATACGCATTTAAGAATCATACGAATTTCTTGACCTACTAGAAGTCTATCCTTGAACGTATCTTGCGTTCTAAAGTCTTCCATGTAGACCTCAAGCATTTCGCGGTATATTTGGGCCTTAAACGTTTCAGGGGTATCTACTACCTCCCTATACGGTTTAAGGATTTTAACTGGTGAACCAAAGGTGTAATCAATGAAGCCTCGTATCTTCAATTTTGCTTTGATGTTACGAACCTTATCATTTGACCACCCTAGCAAAGCCATTACTTCTTCATTCGTTTGTACGCCACTTTCGTTGTATGCGTTATACAAAATTTCTTGATCTGTCATTTCTGTTTCCTCTGTCTATATCTATTTACGATTGGATGTATTTCTTTGCAGTTGTCACACACAATACGGGGCTTACCTGTTATGTAAGACCAGTTTGTGTAAGGACTTTTTATTTTCTTATTACAGACCTTGCAAAATTTATCTTTTGCCATAATCTTTTACTTCTTCCAGCCAGTAGCCTGCTAGTAGCCAAAGCGTAACGCCCAGCATTGCCTGGCAAAAGCCAGTCCACAAATCGATACGGTCTATATCAACCGATCCAACTGTTCCGACTACTAGAATTGCAGCGAGAATTCGCACTGCATAAATAACTTTCATCATATGATGTGTGCCTCCTTAAAAGCTTCATTGATTTTCTCATCTGGCCACCCTAGTGTGTTGGCCAGATGAAAGCGGAACCCCTCTTTATCAATAGAGAAGGTTCTACCTTTTTTGCCTGCTGTTTGCCAGCACTGTGCAAACGGGAATTTATCTCTTGCGATGCATTCCCGAACGGCGGTTAATGTCCATCCGAGGACTGTGGCCATTTGGCTCACAGCTATTGTTTTAGTGACCATAAGTAACTCCTTCCTACCAGTGATAAGCGGTGATTGCCGCCACTATGATGATAAAAATACTAATCGCCGCAGATAAGCTAAGAGTTAGCATCCAAAGACAGACACTTATAATTGTTTGAATATCACGCTTTTGCATTACACTTGCCTCCTGTTCACGGTCTATCGAATTTCGGGTTGTAGTAATCGGTTTCCCAGAAATCGTTGGACTCGTCTCGACCGACTCCTAGTGCATCACAAATATCACCAATAGTTGATAATCGTACCGATTTGCCTGCAAGAGCACGATTTAACGTATCTCTTGAAATCTCCGCTGTCCGAATTAGGTCAGCTTTCGACATATTAAGTTCTTGCATACGTTCGCGAATTGCATCGCCGTACATTCTTGTTGTGAATTGTTTCATAATTCTGTTCTCCTAATTCTTATACTTTAGTTATCGGTTTTCCGTTATTTCTTTTTAAAAAAAAGAGAGTCAATAGTTTCCATATCTAGTTTACCGTCCGGCATGCTGTTAGCTACCTTATCAATTTCTTTTTGTGTAAACGGAACCTTATTTGATAAGCGCTGTCCGAGTTGTGTCGTGCCTATGCCAAGAAATACGGCAAACCCTTTAAGTGTACGGAAGTTAATTTTAATAAACTCTCGTAGATTAGTATAATCAAATTCCATATTCCCACCTCCTTCCGTTATCGGCTTTCCGTAACTAAATGATACATCGTTTCCCGCTCTTTGTCTATCGGTTTTCCGTTTAAGTTTGGTTTAATATTTACATTTGACGGATTTCCGTTTATAATAACTGTAAAGTTAGTCCTAGAGGAGAATGAATTATGAGCACCCAATTTATAAATCGTTTAAAAAGTGTTATGGCAGATCATAAAATATCCCAAAACGAATTAGCTAAGCGAACAGGTATTCGCCAATCTTCTATATCAGACTGGCTAAATAATAGATACGAGCCTAAACAAGACAAGGTATACCTCTTAGCAAAAGCTTTAAATGTAAGCCCTGCGTGGCTACTGGGATATGATGAGCCTAATACACCCCCTGTACAATCCATGTTCACATCTTCCTCAGTAGATGATGTTGAAGGCTACTACACAGACCCTGAAGCAGCCGAATTTGCCGAATACCTACGTAAACGTCCAGGGGCCCGTATGCTCTTCTCTGCCGCTAAAGATATCAGTAAGGAGGATTTAGAAAAAGCTGTCGAATATATTGAGCTTTTAAAATTAAAACATAAATAAGTTCGTTCTTTTACAATTTAATATTCGCACTTCCACCACACTTTATGGTACTATATAGAAAAGGAGTGATTGATAATGAAAACTACAACATTGCGCGTAGTAGCAAAAGAACTTAATCGCCTCAATAAAGTGATGGAAGCCAATAGAGAAACTAGCAAGCAAATTTCTAAGGAGGCCAACAAATGGGGAAAGACAACCTTGACCAACAACAACCTAGCGAACCGATTCAGATTAAGCCGGAGTTAGTTGATTTTCTATATATCGACTCCGAACGTGTCGATTCATTTATATCTCAAATAAAAAATGGAACCCTGCGAAGTGTTAGCAAAACAAATGCTACTTTGCAGGGTTCTTCTTCTAATGCGGGTGTAGAAGCCAACATTAAAATTTTAAAAGGCTCTATCGGTGCTAAAGAACAAATAGATAATAGCATCTCCTCTACAGAGAACTACGATCCATTCCATAAACAAGTAATAGACTTAATTAATATATTAGAATATGACGAAATAAACCCAAACGAAAGCAACGAGGCAAAACTTGGTTTCGTTACAGGCCGAGTTGTAATTAGAAATCTCTCTATTTTCACCAAGCTTGTACCTGTTTTATTTAGACATAAAACAGTGTTCGGTTCAATAGATAAAGAAGCCAAGAATAATATAAACGCCATGTCAGATTTAATAAAAGAATCACCGAGTACGATAGATTTATCTATCACTACACTTGATGGTTCTAAAATATTAGGGTCAATAATTGAAGAGTACCTAAAAGTTCCCATGGGCAGCATTCTTAAAAATTACGGCACGACCTTACCTGGGAATTGGGTAGTAATTGGAATCTTCGATACGACAACACCTCAACTAAACTCGGATGTAGATACAGATACTGAGACTGAGACTACAGTTGAGAGCCTAGTCGACTCGTATTCTGACACACTAAAAAACTTCTTTGCGGCTTCTACTACAAAAGTAATTCCATTAGTTATTTTTAGAACGATTAATATTTGATGAAGGCTTTATAACCACACAAGGGAGAGTGTTATATTGGTTATAAATTTGATTTACTGCGACTTGCCACACGCCAATGCTGTGTCAGAGGAATGTGAAGATGTAGATACGCATAATATCTACATAAATAAAAACCTCCCTCGCGATCGTATGAGGGAGGAAATAAAACACGAATTGATGCACATTATTAACGACGACTTCTATTTAGACCATCACGTTAATCTAGTTGAGCAAATGGTCCGTCGAACATGTATTGATGATGCTGAGTTAGAGAGTATTAACTTTTATCATCATGTGTTGTAAAAAAATTTAAAACTACTATGTATTTTTGGAATATGGTATTGCGTTTATGTAATTTGAAAATTGCAAATATGCGTGATAATATAATGGTAACAGTACCCATCACGCTTAGAGTTGATTATTCAACAGCTGCGCACCAGGATGGGTCTTTTTTTTATACCTATGAAAGGTATTACTTTATGGCAACAAATATAAAGCAACCGACAACAATTGATCAACAGATTGAGCAGTTAAAAAATAGAGGGATGATTGTCGATGATGATAATGATTTAAGACGATGGTTAAGCACTGTCGGATATTATAGATTAAGTGGATATTGGTGGATGTATGAAAAACGGTATCCTCAATGCTCACCTAGAAACCATAAATTTAGAGATGGCACGACGTGGAGTCAAATAAAGTATGCTTATATATTTGACCAAAAATTCAGACGATTAATTTCTACTGGAATAGAAAAGATAGAAGTAGCAGTAAAGGCATCATGGAGTCAATATTTAGCAACACAATATGATACATCACATCCTCATGAAGACTCGAATATCTTTAAGTCCAATGTATGTACAGTTTCTAGAATTCAGGGACAACCCTCTGCATTTGATAAACTAAAAAAAACTTACCTAAACAGTAAAGAGCAATTTGCGTTACATTATAAAAATAAATACCCCCATATTAACACCCCTCCTATTTGGGTATCCGCTTTATTACTAACGCTCGGTGAATTATTAAATTGGATAGATGGAATAAAAAAAAGGGCAGATAAAAAAGCCATATATAAAGAGTTCCCTTTTGATTATATGCCAATGCAATCGATTCTTAATAACTTGAGATGGGTAAGGAATGTTTGTGCTCATAATGGTAGGCTTTGGAATAAAAGAACACCTATTGTGTTTAAGCCTGTTCGAAATATAAAAGACAAACTTATCGTTTCAAAATCAGACAGTTCAAAATTAGACAGTAAAATATACAATACAATAATTGTTATGTCTGAGATATTAAAAACAATTGATCCTGACTATCCATTTGTGTATTTTATGAAAGATTTAATTGTACATAGCAGGTATATCGATGCTAAATCAATGGGATTTCCTAATAATTGGCTTGAGCTTCCAGAGTGGAAAAACCCAAGCCCTCTCCCTAAACATATATTAAACAAAAAAGAAAAAAGAAATAAGCGACGAGCTAAAAAGAAATAAAAAATAAGCCCTCACCGCAGTGAGGGCTACTAAAAACTACATACCTAGCCTTAGAGAAAAGGTACTTCATTTTTACTCCAATATCATTATACCATACAAAACCTCTAAGGCTTATTTCTTATACTCAAATTTAAGCCAAGGAGGTTATTTTTATGGCCATGAAACGCGCTAACGGTTCAGGAACCGTATATAAAATGAAACATAAACAGCTGCGTAAACCCTACAGGGCAGTTGTGACATATGGGTACGATGCCAATGGCAAGGCTATCCGTAAGTCGATAGGCACGTTTGCCACACAAAAAGAAGCTTACACAGCCCTAGCCCTCTACTCTACCAATCCACCGCAAGAAGAGCAACGTAAAATTACGTTTGGCCAATGCTTTGAATGGAGGATTGAAGAGGCCGAACGCCAGGGGTTATCTGCAGGCCGGATGAAGATCATCCATACAATACAAAAGATGGTTAGCCATCTTAACAATATCGAGATGAAGAATATGCGTGCTGCACATTTCCAGCCTATATTCGATAAATCAACTAACACTAAATCGTATCAAAAGTTAATCAAGGCTATTATTGTGTCTGTAGGTACGCTAGCCGTAAAACAGGAAATCATACCTAGGAACTATTTCTCCGATATTATCATCAATAAGAATGCTACGCCAATCAAGAAGGCTAACATTTTTTCAAATTCGGCCCTCTACACTCTTTGGCAACACTCCGACGATATAATTGCCAAGCTAACATTGATATACGCCTACACGGGGCTCAGATTAAACGAATTGCAGACTATACGTCTCGATGATATCCATTTAAAAGAACGATACATGGTTGGCGGTTCTAAAACGGAAGCTGGTAAAGACCGTTGCATACCGATTGCGGAATGCATCTACCCTTTCATCAAGGAACTATATCAGCAAGCCCAATTTAAGCGCGTAAAGTGTCTTTTGGATAAGGTGATACATAAGGATACCTACCGGCGTGAAATGCAGCGTATGTGTCAAACTCTTAATTTAGGAGAACATAAACCGCATGATACACGCCACACCTTCATATCGATGGCCAGCAATATTGGAATCGATGAAATTATCATCAAACGGATCGTTGGCCACTCAAGTAAGGACAATATCACCCAGGAAGTTTACACGCACAAAACGATACAACAATACATTGATGCGGTTAACCGATTACCCTACGGCGAAGCCCTCCTAAAGGGTGAGCAACGGTTGAGCAACGCTAGCGAAATGTAGTGATTTTTGCCAATTTTGAAAAATAAAAAAGCCAGTAAACGTAAGTGTT